TATGAGTGTGGGTAATTCGACCCAGGCTGTTGACTTTGATAAAGATCACTTGACTCTTGTGCTTGGCGAAAACATGGACCTAGGTGGCGACGATGCAGGGTCACGTAACGGTACGGGTAAAACAACAATTATTAATGCAATCAGTTACGCATTTTATGGTGAAGCACTTACTAAAATTAGAAAAGACAATCTTGTAAACAAAACCAACGGTAAGGATATGTTGGTTACTGTTGAATTTGATGTTAATGGTAAAAACTATCGTATAGAAAGAGGCAGAAAGAAAAATTTATTAAAGTTCTATATTGATAATTCAGAACAAGTAGCAGATGACATAGATGAATCACAAGGTGATTCACGTAAAACACAAGAAGAAATTGATAGATTACTTGGTATGAGTCATACCATGTTCAAGCATTTGGTGGCACTTAACACGTATACGGAGCCTTTCCTTTCCTTAAATCCAAATGCTCAACGAGAAATCATTGAGCAACTGTTAGGTATCACCATCTTATCTGAAAAAGCAGAAAAACTTAAAGAACAAATGAAACTTATTCGTGATGAAATTACGTCTGAGGATGCTAAAATTCGTTCAATTGAATCTGCAAACCAGAAAGTCCAAGAATCAATTGATAACTTGGATATTAAAAGTAAAGCATGGGATAGTTCAAGACTTGATGAAGTTACTAGACTATCTCGTGCTATTACTGAACTTGAACAAGTGGATATTGAAAAAGAAATTACAGCACATAAAGATCTAGAAAAATGGAATTCGTCAAATAACGAACTTACAAATTTAAAGAAAGAAAAAGCAAGTCTTGAATCTAGTTTGTTACGTGCTGATCGAGAAGTTAAAAAATATCAAAAAGAATTAGAAGAAATTAAAACTAAAAAATGTTTTACTTGTGGTCAAGAATTACATGACGAATCACACGCAACATTACTTGCTGAAAAACAAAATGATGTAAAAGAAAGTGAAACTTATTATAACGGCATTCAACTACAAATAGATGATGTTGTTAAAAAGATTGATGATATAGGTGATATTAATGGAAAACCTACCACATATTATGACTATGCCGAAGAAGCATACAATCACAAAAATAATTTAAAGAGTTTACAAGAACGTAAAGTTGAAAAAGATACAGAATTAAACCCATATGCTGAACAAATGAAAGAGTTACAAAACACTGCGTTGCAAACTGTAACTTGGGATCATATGAATTCGTTAACTGAAATCAAAGAACACCAAGAATTTTTATATAAACTGTTAACATCAAAAGATTCGTTTATTCGTAAGCGTATTATTGATCAAAACTTATACTTCTTAAACAAAAGATTAAAATATTATCTAGAAACACTAGGATTACCACATCAAGTTGTATTTCAGAACGATTTAACCGTCGAAATTACAGAACTAGGACGTGACTTAGACTTTGATAACCTCAGTCGAGGTGAACGAAATAGACTCATTTTATCTTTAAGTTGGACGTTCCGTGATGTTTGGGAAAGCCTATATCACAGCATTAACCTATTGTTTATTGATGAACTTATTGATAGCGGTATGGATGCCGCAGGTGTTGAAAGTTCTATTGCTGTGCTTAAAAAGATGGCACGTGAAAGACAGAAAAACATCTATTTGATTTCACACAAAGAAGAATTGAGTGCAAGGGTTAATAATATATTAAAAGTAATTAAAGAAAATGGATTTACATCCTATTCCAACGATACAGAAATAGTCAATGTCAAGTAAAAGCACACACGAGTTATTGGTTCAAGCAGTTATGGATTACTATAACGCACAAGAACGTTTTGAAGTTAAGGGTTTTGACGAAACTGGACGCAAGGCTCGTGTAATTTTAAGTGACATAAGACGTTTGGCAACCATTAGACGCAAAGAAATTCAAGAAAAACGCAAAAAAATTAAGGCTCAAAAAAGGGAAAACCAGAATTTAGAAGGCTGAAATTAGTACTCGGTAAGTATCATTATGCAGTGGACCTACCGTGGAAAATCAATTGACACAATACCCGAAGAAATCGAAGGTTTTGTGTATCTTATTACAAACACAACCACTGGACGCAAGTACATAGGCAAGAAATTAGCAAAGTTTAAAACTACCAAACCCCCACTCAAAGGCAAAAAAAACAAAAGACGTGGACACAAGGAAAGTGATTGGCAAGAATATTGGGGATCATCAGATGCTCTAATTGCCGATGTCCAAGCATTGGGTCCAGAAAACTTCACAAGAGAAATACTTTATTTTTGTAAATCAAGGGCAGAGATGTCCTACATAGAGGCAAGAGAGCAGTTTGACCGCCGTGTATTAGAAACGGATGAATATTACAACGGAATTATTAATTGTAGGGTTGGCGGATCAAACAAACTGCGACAGGCACTTATAGAGCAGGCAAAACAATCCAACACTTAAGGTTGGCGGGCCAGTTTGTAATACCGCTGAGTAAAAGGTACCCCTGAGAAGGACACTCGTACACGTTAATCGACCCCCACTGGGAGGTAAGCCATCAAAAGAATTGGGCCTACTGGTTAGCGTAGATTGTATGTTGGCAGTCAAAAAACACAGAACAGTTCATAAAAACTCCTTGCAAAGGAACGAAGCGGGAGGTAGCGGAGAATCCGCGAAGCGGTTCGCGAAGCGAAAAGCCGGTTTAGCAGATTTTTACGTGATGTCGATGTAGGTTGGGGAAGGTTAGAACCCATTGAACTTGTGTATAAACAAACACCTACTTCCAGTCTTGGCTGTGACGAACTCACATGATGTTCAAGATTAGATGGAACCCTTAACAGGTTCCGTCTGACTGAAACAATCTACATGATGCTAAATTGCTTCGCAATTATCTTTCATATATAATAAGAAATAAATGTGTTTGAGCGATTAGCGAAAACACAAGTGATCTTTAGATCACTTCTTAACATACAACAAATAATCAATGTTAACTATCTAGGTGATAAATAGAATTATAAGGAGTAATACATTGAAAATCGAAGATCTAACAGTGCAAGAAGGACCAGTCGGAGACTTTGTACAAGCCACAAAAGCCGCAGTAGGTGGTGCTAAAAAGGCTTTTACACAGACCCGTGCTAAACAACGCAGTGATCTGGGCAAACAGATCCCTAAGGGTACAAACGTTATGGGCATGGACAACAAGACCTACGTATGGCATGGTGCACAATGGATTGGACAGGATGGCAAGGTTGCTAGAAAAGATATTGCTCCACAACTAACGCAGGCCGCTATTAGACAGGCCGACAGTGGAATCATGAAGGGTATCGGAATGGTTGCAAAAGGACTGGGCAAGGGCGTTGGTAAAATTGCTAAGGGTGTGGGCAAGGGCGTAAAATCTGCCGCGGGTGCTACCGCACAGGCCTATCAGGGCACTGTGACCGGCATGAAGCGAGGCCAGGATGCCTACAAACAAAGCATGATAGGAAAAATTCAGGACAAGGTTGCTCCAACACCAAGCGGTGGTCTTCCGGGTGCCATTCACGGTCAATTAACGGGCGGTGACAAGGTACGAAAATGGGAGCAGGAAATCGACAAGCATAGACAAGCGGTACAAGCCAAAAAACTTGCTACTAAAAAAGTTTCCTAAAGAAAATTAACACCACTGTCTTTGGTCATCTTCATGTGACCCTCAATCATCTTTGACATCAGTTTTCTTTCTTCAACCGTGGTGTAGTATGCTTCATGCAACTGCAATCCACCTCGCATAAAGTAACAGAAATTAACTAGTTCTTCGATAATTGTGTTGATTTCTTGATCATAGCGTTTGACCAAGGCTTCTAGGTCAGAGATATCGAGTGTGCTTATTTGCCAGCGAAAAAATTTGATTGATCAAACAACACAGGAACCGTAACAGTTTCTGGTGCTCCCTTTTCAACCAAGTTTTGTGGAACTCTCACTGTTTGTGGTGGAATGTCAAACAGTTCTTTTGCTTTTGTTAGTGTGTCTTGAACCTTAACAAAAGTTTCCTTGTCGGTGTTATCAAAAAAATCTTTAATTGCGTTTGGATTCTGCTCGGTGCCTTCGGGCGTTTCAATGGCCAACACCTGTTTGAGCACAACGTCCAATGTTGTTTTGCTTAGAAGTTTAAAACCTTGAAC